AACACCCTAACAACCCACTTTCGTACAAACAATACCTTGAAGCAGTAGAAAGTGGTGATTGGTTCGGCTATCAACCTGGTGATTGTTCTGGACCAACAGAGGAAGAACTTGCTGCAATCAAAGCAGAAGAAGAGCGTATCGCAGAAGAAGAGCGTATCGCAGAAGAAGAGCGTTTAGAAGAAGAACGCCTAGCTGAAGAAGAAAGACTTGCTGAAGAGAAGCGTTTAGAAGAAGAGCGTATTGCTGAAGAACTAAAAGAACAAGAAGAAGCTGAGGCATTAGCTGAATTAGAAAAATTAGATCTTGAATTATCTGAAGAAGAAGTAGAAGAATACATAGAGGTTGTTGAAGAAGTAGAAGAATACATAGAAACAATAATTGTTGAAGAAGAAGTTATTGAAATACCAGAAGAGATTGTTATTATTATAGAAGAGGAGGATATTGATGAAAAAGTATTGGACAACGAAGAAAAAAAAGAAGAACTTGCACAAGAACCTAACGAAAAAAGCACACTAGAAGATGAAGAAGTTATCGAAGTTATTGAAGAAATTATTGATCTCGGAGTGGAAAGTATTGAACTGGATAGCGAAGAAATACTTGAAGTTGTAGATACATACATAGAGGAATCAATAGAGCAAGCAGATACATTAACAGAAGAACAAACAGAACAAGTAGCAGAAGTATTAGGATTAGAAGATACTAATGACGTACAAATTATTGCAGAAGCAGTTAAAGAAGATGAAGCTGTTGCACAAGCAGTAGATGAATTTGTTGAGAGAGCAGTAGAAAACAAAGACGTTGAAGATTATACGCTTGCTGATGTAGTTGTAGAAGTACAAGTAGAAGAATTTTTAGCAGATCCATTGGGATCTTTTACAGATATACAAATAGATGAAATAGATTTAGCTGCTATTGGTAATGATATGACTGATGATCAAAAAGAAAAAGCACAAGAAGTTGTAGTTCCAGTGATCATAGCTTCGCAAATTGTAGCTAGTGTGCAAGTAGTACCAGTTAGAATAAGACGTAGAGTATGAAGTATATAAAAAAATTAATTAACTGGATTAAAGAAATACTTAAAGAGACAATAGCACAAACGTTTACACTCTTAGGTTTTTTTATAGCATGGCTTACATTGACTGGAACAGCAAAAGATATTGTTGGTATTGCTATAATAATAAGTACAGTCTTATGGTTATTAACTATAGGATTACGTAAAGATAGTGATGACAAACCATCACAGAAAGCGAGCAGATAATGCCTTATACAAAAGCAGGGAAGAAAAAAAGATATTCTTCTAAGCGCAAAAAAAAGATGAAGTAATTATGTCTATAACATACAGAGGAGAAAAGTTTTCTGGTTACAATAAACCTAAGAGAACGCCTGGACATAAGACTAAGTCACATGCAGTGCTTGCAAAGTCTGGTGACAAAGTTAAGCTAATTCGATTTGGACAAAAGGGAGTTAGCGGTGCAGGTAAAAAACAAGACGCAAAGAGTAAAGCAAGACGTAAGTCCTTTAAGGCAAGACATGCTAAGAATATAGCTAAAGGTAAAATGTCAGCAGCTTATTGGGCTAACAAAACAAAGTGGTAGTATATGTGTGAAGTATATATAAAACAAGACGGATCATTTACACAAGTGTGTAACTATAAGTATGGGAGTAATTATTGTGGCAAAACAAAAACCAATATGGGATAAACCAAGACCAAAAGGTTTAGGTAAATCTAAAAAACTTACACCTGAACAAAAAGCTAAAGCAAAAGCTAGAGCAAAAGCTAACGGTCGTAAGTATCCTAATATGGTGGACAACATGTGGGCTTCACAGAGGTAATCTACGAAAATATCCTGTCCCAAGTGTGACAAACCATTGGAAGTTTCAATGGATAATTTATATTTAAACTGCACAAACCCTAAATGCAAGGACTATAATAAGAAGAAATGAAATTACAGGTCGTACGCACACAGTTTGGATTAGACGCAACTAATGGTCTATTGTTTATAGACGGTAAGTTTGAATGCTTTACACTAGAAGATCAATATCAAGCTGTTAAAGTAGCTGCAGAGACAGCAATACCAGAAGGTACATACAAAATTACATTAAGAACTGTTGGCGGATTCCACTCTAAGTACAGTACCAGGTACTCTTTCCATAAAGGAATGTTGTGGATAAGAGATGTACCAGGATTTGAGTACATACTAATACACACAGGAAATACTGATGAACATACTGCAGGTTGTTTACTTGTAGGAGAAACACAACAAGATTTAGATAAAGGCAAAGACGGTTTTATTGGTGGATCTGGTGACGCATATAAAAAAATGTACATGAAGGTATTACCAAAGCTACTTAGTGGTGAAGAAGTTACAATAGAATACTCACAGATAAATTTAGATGGTGCTGCCGCACCGCAACAAAGTTCTGATAAGGATATGCTTAGTGCTATACACGAAAAAGTGACACGCATTGACGCTAAACTTAGAGGAAAACCAATAATATAGACTGGAGATAACATGAGTGACGAACTCAAAGCACTTATTGAGAAAGTTGTTTGGACATTTGTAGAAGCATTTGGTTCTGCTTTACTTGTTGGTCCTGCAATGAACTTAGATATTACAGCTATCCAAGCTGCAGCAATCGCAGGTGGTGGATCAGTAATAGTTGTACTAAAAGAGTATGCAAAAAAACAACTCGCAGGTAAGTAAACTTACTGCAACCCAACAGGACGTAGCACACAACGAAACTAAAGATACACCTAATCACCCTAACGGTTGGGAACCAGGTGTAGAATTTAATTACAAAACTAAGACAGGCACAATAACTACAAGAGCTATGGACAATGCTAGTCCAGAGTTTAATGACCTTCTTAGATCGTGGGGATTTGATCCTGATAAGTATTCAATTTTAAATGACACTATACGTGTCAGCACGTGGGATATGAATTTGGGCAAAGGAGACGTGCAACAAGCATGGGCATATAAAGCACAAATAGTTTATAAAGAACATGCACTAGACAAAGAAGATTATGATCGTATATCTAAATGGATACAAACATACAAGCGTAAAGCTAAACCTAAAGTAACAAAACCTAAAGCTAGTTTCTTTGTTGCTATATCTGATTTACAGTTAGGCAAGCGTGATGGCGGTGGTACTGAAGCTATAGTCAATAGATTCTTAGACAAGATAGATACAGTACGTGATCGTTATAACTTCTTACGTAAAGCAGGAGTGCAGCTAGATCAGTTAACAGTCGTGGGACTTGGTGATATAGTCGAAGGTTGCGTAGGCTTCTATCCACAAGCAATGGGACCTAATGGCGTAGAGCTTGATTATCGAAATCAAATGAAGTTAGCAAGGAGACTTATTGCAAAAGCATTAGTTGAATGGTCAAGAGACTTTGATGTTGTAGTTGTAGGTGCAGTACCAGGTAATCACGGTACTAAAAGAATTGCAAAGAACATAGCACCAACAGGTGAGATGGACAACTATGACATAGAAGTGTTTGAACAGATAGCAGAGATATTTGCAGACAAACCACAATACAAACACATAAAGTTTGTTATACCTGACGAACCACATTTATCACTTAATGTATGTGGTACAAACATGTCCTTTACTCATGGACATCTTGCAGGATATAGTGGCACAGTAGAAAACAAGCTGATGAACTGGTGGAAGAATCAAACATTCGGTGGCTTCCATGCAGGATCCAGTGACATTCTTGTTACAGGTCATTACCATCATCACCGTGAATTGCATGATGGACGCACCTGGATACAAGTACCTAGCTTAGATGAATCAACATGGTTTGAACAACAAGCAGGCAAAAAAACTAAACAAGGTGTAATGACTATGGTTGTAGATAAAAACGGTCATAACAATAAAGAGATAGTATAATAAGATCAGTATAAGAGCAGCTTAATCATGTATTATGATTCAAGTATTTCTTATCTTTCATAAGCAAAGCGGACTCACAGGTCCGCTTTACTTTTAATTGGGAAGGAGTTGTCTTTCGTTATGACACGTAAGATAACTATCTCCACAGATTACTGCATGCTATAATAATTGTCAAGTCAATTCATTGGTCAGAGGTTTCCTCCTTTACTCTGATCCTTGACACCAGGTCAGTTTACTTCGATCTGGTGTTTTTTACAAAAATCTTTACGATTCTATATATTTGCTCTATACTTATATTGGGAGGTAGTAATGACTGCAATTAATACTACGTTTGACGATAACTTTATGTTGTCTGAATTAAAGCAATCAGTTGGTGAAACTGGTAGGGGATTTGTTGTTATATACAAAAGCAATCCTAAATATATAGACAGCATTAGTGAGTTAAGAGATTGGTTACATAAGAATGGTTTATATATACATTCTTTTGAGAACTATAACAATGTAATACACTACGTATTTGTACGTTCAGAACGTGGCGGCGATTAGATTATGAATCTATTTACAAGTCAAAAGGAGATGAAGAAGTGGGCGGTAGCTATGGCTAACGCATGCGGTGGACAAGAAGTGTCACAGACATCTATTAAACTAAATAAAACTAATCCAAAAAAAGTACAAGATTTAACGACAAAGTTTATAACTGATTATAACGAAATGATGGAGACTGCTATGGCACTAGACGAAGTAGCAGAAGTTGACGAAATACAATCAGATATAAAAGAAGAATTGTATAGCAAGAAGGAAGAAGAATGAGCGCACCAAGTCCTATGGACAGAGATGTAAAAGTAATGTTTACTGATCACAGTACACGTGATTATATAATCACTGCAAGTAATGTTAAGGAAGCAGAAGAAGTATTTGATTTAATATTTAATCACATGGAACAAAGTGTAAATGATTTGTTAAAACAATATAGTGTTGGTAAAAAAACTAAAGTATGGGTAGAATATCAATTAGATAGTCATAAGTATATGACAGAGGAGGATAACGACTAATGGCATGGCAAGACGAATACGATCAAGTAGAAGATAGACTTAAAAAGTTTTGGAAAGATAATCCTAACGGAAGAATTAACACGAAAATTACACATGTAAGTGAAGATTTACAGAACGCGATACATAAATGCGAAGTGTATAAAGATATTGAAGATCAATATCCTGTAGCAACAGGTATTGCGCAAGACCAACATGGTGCAGTTGGTGCAAACAAAACTTCCTGGATAGAAAATGGTGAGACATCAGCTATTGGTAGAGCATTAGCTAACTGGATTTATGCAGCAAAGAAGCGTCCATCAGTCACAGAAATGCAGAAGGTGGAGAACTTGTCGGACAGTCAAGTTACCAAGAGTAAAGCTGAAACTGGCAACAGCAACAGCTATACTCCTCCACCGTCTGTACAAGAAAAAATTAAAGACGCACCTAAGTTAGATGACAAAGATACGAAGGCAGCATTGGAAGAGATCGGTGTAGAGGTAACTGAAAAAGTTGTAGTTACTAACGGCACAATGGAACCAAGATGTCTAAGCTGCAATAGTGAACTATGGGATAACAGAATAGATAAAGCTAGCGGTAAGATTAAAGATACATATCCTGATTGGAAGTGTAAGAACAAAGATTGCGACAATGGTAATCCACGTATATATTATATGGATTCATTTAACGCAGCTAAACAAGCACCGCAAGAATGGTTTATGCCTGCAATGCCTAAACCAAAAGCAATAGAAGATGTTGCTGAAGGTGAAGCACCTTTTTAATGATACATTTAAAAATTATTGTAGATAGTGGTGGAACTTTTCAAGACATAGAGATAGTAAGTAAACCAACACACATAGATCTAAAGATAGAAGAAGTTATACAAGATATGGAAGGAGAAGAAGAATGAGTAAAATAAGAAATTACGAAGCACACCAAGAAATACATAAGCAGATGTGGGAAGAAGAAGAATGAAATGTATAGAGTGCGGTGAACCACCACAAACAACACTAAATTTTGATGGTAGATGTGTAGGTTGTATTGCATTTATGGTGGAGGATTGTGTATGACAATGAGAGATGACATATTGCAGCTACTTGATGATGACAAGTGGCATTGTGCAACAGAACTTATAGAGTTTGGTTGGTCAGCACGCAATAGAATATCAGAGATACGTGCAGATCATGGAGAAAAATATATTCTTAGTGCTAAATGTACTATGCACTCACACAAAGGTGGTGTAAGTATGTACAAACTAAATGATGAAAAGAAAAAACAACAGTTATTAAATAGACTAGATCAACAAATTCAGCTACAGTTGTAGTAATGAAAGAAGTATTACAGAGCAAAGGCGCACGTAACGTCTGGGATATGATGGACGAATGTAATGGTTTTTTAGAAGCTATAACATATTGTTTAGAAGAAGATGAATCAAAGAAGATAGATTTTTTTCCATACGATAGTGCTGCTGAATCTAATTTAGTAAAGTCAATACTTAAAATTGATCCTTCATTCCCAACAAAAGCAGGTCCACATTATGGTGGGGTTAGAGTCGGTATCGTTACAAACAAAGGAGTAGGCGAACTTGAAGTCGTGCATGATATGTACGATTACTTTAGTTATTCTTTTGTATCACGTGGTACACAGATAGATTACGGACGATTACCACGTGGAGACATGATAGATTACATTAAAGCTATTGCAAAAGTTCTTAATAGTTCTAAGGCATTGAAAGGCAGAAAATTATTTAAGAAAGAAGAGTAATGTCAAAGCAAAAACAACAGGGTACAAAGCTAGAGACATTTGTAGCAAAAATGTTAAATGGATCTAGGATTGCGGAAGGTGGTAAGAACGACAAAGGTGACGTGTTATTTAATTGGAACGGAGAAAAATTTTATATAGAGTGTAAAGCTAGGCAGTCTCTCAATGTTACACGTGAGTTAGCTAAATCAATAAAGAAGTCAAAGTCGCAATTTACAGCACTGGTATGGAAGCGTTTAGTTAAAACAGACAAGTCCAGGAGACAACCTGATGGCGTACCTATCGTAGTTTGTTTGACATTAGATACTTTTGTAGAGATCGTAGAGTCAAAAATAGGTAATGATTTTTTTGATGATCCATTTTGGAAACAGTTGCCGTGAGTCGTACTCAGGATATAGATAAAGCTGCACGTAAAACTGCACTGGCGCTGCAATCACTTATGGCGCAAGTAGATTTCAAGTACAACAGACATCAACAATGTATCGTATGTAAAGAAAAATTTGTACATCACATTGACGGATTACCCTGCGAATCAGATGACAACAGAAAACAAATAGTAAGACATAACCGTTGGAATAAAAATTTGACTAAATAGAATCTTTCAACTAACTTATATATTAGGAAGGAGTTATATGAATGACACAAATATTCATGACGGAAAAATAAAGGTAGATGTTCCTATTACCTTAGCAGATTTAAAGCTGCTTAAAAATATGACAACGTTAACAGGAAGCACAAAACAATTAAGCAGATTGTACTTTGTTGTACAAGAGAATAATTGGTATGCATGGTCAAGTGATAGCTATGTACTTGGTATTACACATTGGAATCGTGGAGGTGTAGAACCAATCATGGCGCAATACAAACAATTAGATCCCCAACCTTTTGGTGTGTATGCGGATAGATTGTATGCAAGTGTTAGTGTAAAAGAATTTAACATTGACGTTGCTGACATAAACAAACACTACAAAGCAGACCAATTAGACGGATACATGTATTTGCGATTTGAAGGACATGCAAAACTCATTGAGCCACGTGTAATTACTGATGGAATAACTGGTAATAAATATCCTATGCCTGACGGCAAAGAAATAACAGTTGACTGGGTATCTATTGCTATTAATGACGTAGGAGTATTTACTATGTTAAATAAAACTGACGGTATTAATCAATCAAGAGACGTGTTTAGAAATTTCTGGTCGGACGCAAGAGGTGCGCTTGAACCAGATAAGCGCAGACCAATTACGCATATACAGTATTCTCCAGTACATCTAAAGAAGGTTATGACGTACTTAACCTTTAACAAAGATGACCGTTTTACATACATGTACAACTATGACGGCAATTTTGCTGACGCAGTTTTATTTCAAAAAACATGTCATGGAACT